CAAGATATGCAATACAAAGATTTTATTCAAGATAATAGAATTGAGATTTTAGTTGGTATGGGTGTACCTCCTCCGATTGCAGGATTACCTGGAGCAGGTGGTTGGGAAGCAGATACAATGTATGCAACTCTTGATAAAGAAACTAATATGAAAAGAAGATGGTGGGAAAGTATTGTTAATGATGTTCTATTTCCAATGTTTAAATTCAAATACCTAAAGTTTACTATTAATAGATCAAACAAAAGAGATGAAGTTAAGGAAGTAGAGATTGCATTGAAGATGTCGCAGACTGGATGTTGTAAAAGAAATGATGTAAGAGAACAATTAGGACTTAGAGCATTAGATGAAGAGTCAGGCGGAGAAGATATTGTTGGAACTGCACAAGTAAATCCTTTTGGTTCTAGCGGCTTTGGTTCATTACCAAATAAAGAAGGGCCTGAAGATCAAACTGAACAAGAAGGAATTACAACTGGTGAAAAAGAATTGAATTTACAAACTGGAAAATCTTTAGTTAAGAATGCTAAATACAAAAATCCTAATTTTTGGAAGAAATCCTATGGAGGAACTGAGAGATTAAATAAATCAATATTCAAACAAACTAAAGCAAACATTAAAAACAAAAGATTAGGTAAGATAGAAAAATTAGCTAAGGCCTATGAATCAGATTTGATTATTTTGTTAGGAGAATATATTGACCAGGTAAAACAAACAGTTAGTAATTCAAAAGTTACAGGAATCTTTTTTACTAAATCTAAAACACTAAGTTACTTAGAAAAGATATCTGATCCTAAAACACAAACAGAACAAATAGATGCTTTTAGGGATGAATTTATATCTAGGGGTAGGGGTGTTGGATCAATTCATGCTAGAAGATCATACGAATATGGTATTGATGCTGCTGAATTAGAAACAGGATTAGTATTCTCAAAGATGAATTTGAGGCCTGAAACTTTTAACTTTTTAGAAACAATGAACATAGATATTGTTGAAGGAGCATTTACTGATCTAGCAAAAGATATGAAAACTCAAATTAGAATTGGAATGTTAAATGGTGAATCAATTCCACAGATTGCAAAGAGGCTAGATAATATTAAAGGCTCAGTTAAAAAGGCTTACAAGAACAGATTTAAAACAATAGCTAGAACTGAAGCAGTAAGAGCAAGTAACATGGGAAGCATTGAAGCTTACAAATCTTCAGGAATTGAAAAGGTCCAGGTATTAGTAGGACAAGATCCAGATGGAAAGTGTGCTAGTGAATGGGGAGCATCAGCAGGAACATTAAGCAAACCTATGGATGCAGATGAATTTCATCAAGTTCATGTTAATTGCACATGTGTTCCAATTCCGGTGATTGAAGAATAATGAGATGTCCTAAGTGTAAAAAAGAAGGATGTAAGTATATTGAACCTCGCCAGAGATCAACAATAGATTCTAAAGATCCTATTGAAAGAACTAATTTCTTAGCAAAATGTAACAAATGCGATTTTTCTGATATTGTTTAATTCTACAAAACATTTATATATTAATTCAACTTCTAAAAAGATTAGATAATCTTTTTTATTTTCTTGAGCTGTAGAAATACAGACACAATTTAGTTAAACTTACAATGGAAAATAATAAATCTAATACACAAAAGCTTTCTCTATTCAAACAATTTATTTCTACAATAGTTCAAAAGGCTAGAGGAGATGGACAAGGTGTTGGAGGATCTAAACAAGGAGATGGCGGTGCTGAAGAATGTGTATGTCCGGCATGTGGCTTTTCAAAATCTCATGATAGAGGTACTCCATGTAATGAAATTAAATGTTCAAAGTGTGGAGCTACTATGGTTGGAAAAGTTCAAAAATCTTTTATGAATCCAATATTAGCAAAGTTAATTAATACAGTAACATTAAATAAAAGTTCTATAATAAATAAAGCAGCAAGTGATGATGGTGCTAGACCTATTAAAGTATTTTTAGAAACTAAACCTTTTGTAATTGAAAAAGATTTGAGTAAAGAAACAAAAGAAGCTATTAAAGAATTTAAAATCTCAAACACTATTCCAGATTTTGCTAAGGATTTAAATTTACCTTCAGGAGTTTATTCCTATGGAGTTGGAACAAATACTGATGTTGATATTGATAATGAATCTGTTGAGATTGAAGATGATGTTTTTGCTAACTTAACTAAAGCACCATATAATAAAATTTTTATGGCACACAACAAAAAAGACATTGCATCCGGAGTGATTAAGTTCGCAGGAAATGTTGATGGTAATAAGATACTATTGGAACAGCTTAATGAAGCACATCCAATGTTTAAAAACTTTGCAGGCAGTATTGCTAATGGATCGTTAGATTCTTATTCTATTTCAGGTTCAGCAAGTGATCCTGTTCAGATTCAAAAAGATGGTAAGTCTGCAATGTTAAGAAAAGTTATTAGAGCTCATGAGGTTAGTAGAACAAGTTGTCCTATTAATCCTGGAGCAAGTATTGATGGTCTATTTTTCGTAAAATCAAAAACTGGAGGCTATGCTTATAGCCAGGAGGACAGTAAGATGGAAGAAAAACAATTAGAAGCTATCCAGAAATCTATCTCTGATCTATCAGTAAATTTTGAGAAATCTCAAACTGATATGGCTGAAAAGGTTGAAGGCATAGCTAAAGAACTGGAAGGTGTAAAAACATTCCAAAAGAGTTTACAAGAAGAAGCTGAAAAGCTTAACAAAGCTGAAGGTGATGAGAAACCTAAGGAAGAAGCTAAAGAGGAACCTAAAGAGGAACCTGCTAAGGAAGAACCTAAGGAAGAAGCTAAACCTGAAGACAAAAAAGAAGATGTTAAGAAATCTTTAGTTGAAGAAAGATTAGGTAAGATTGAAAAGTCTTTACTAGATCATTCTAAAGCTATTACTAAAGCTGTTGAACCTGTTAAAAAGGTTGTATCAGCTACACCCATGTTGAACTTTGCTCAGAATGGTAAAGGTTTCATGATAGGAGGACCCTAAAATGCAAAAAAATTTGATTAGAAAAAGTGATAGTACTCCTATCTGGCAAAATCCAAGAGGAGTAGGAAGTTCTTATTATCCTCAGATGCAACAAATTGCTGAGAATAGAGAAGAATTTGATCCAAATGCTTATGTAGCAAAAGCTATGACATCATTGACTGCAGGTTCAGGAGCAGAAATGATTCCAGAGTCCTGGAGTGCGGATATAGTTTGGCAAATTTATGAAAATAACTTTGCAAGACAATTATTCCCAACTAAAGTTGTAACTCAAGGCTACAAGATGAACATTCCAAAGTTCTCTACTAAGTTAGTAGAAGCTAGTGGAGTTTCAAGTCCAATAGATGCTTTACCTAGTGAGTTAACTTCAACAACTGCTATTGCAAAAGCAACTTTGACTACTACTGAAGTAGAACTAGAGTTAAAAACTTTAGCTGTTTCATTAGAAGTTCAAAACAAATATTTGGCTTATAATGTTGATCCAAGTATTGAAACAGACTTAAGAACTGATTTTGCAAATGCTATTGCAGACAAAGAAGAAGATATGATAATTAATGGAGATACAGAAACAAGTTCTGCATCCAACATAAATTATACATACAACTCAAGTTCTCACAAACATGGAGTTAACACAGCAACTGGTAACAATCAAGAATTGTTATTATTTAATGGTTTAAGAAACGCAGCAACTGGAACAGCTAATGATAATTCAACTGCTGCTTGGGCTATGGCTGACTTCAGAGAAATGATTAAAAATCAAGGAGTCTGGGCTAGAAAAGGTGCTATTAATAGTACTTTCATAATCAGTCCTGAGATTTATGCAATTACAATATTGGGAGCAACTGAGTTAGAATTTCAAAAAACTAACCAAGGTTCACCGATTGTAACTGGCGAAGTTGGAATCTTATATGGTAGAAGACTTGTTGTTACAGACAAAGTGCCTTGTTCAGAGAGAGGAACTTTAACTGACTCAACTGGAGTAAGGGCTGCATCTGGAAACTCATATACTGAAATGTTGTTAGTATATAATAACTCAGTATTGATTGGAGTACCAAGTGTAGCAAGCAGAACATTCAATTTAGTTAAGAAAGATGAACCTGATTTTGACAGAGGAATCTTAATAGGAATTGAAGATTTTGGTTTTGCGATAACAGAAACAGCTTCTATAGTTAGAGGTTACAGCGGAACTGCATAAGCAGTTATTTTTTTATCTTTTTAAGGAGGGATAATAAAGAAAATGGTTAAAACTGAAAAAACAAAGGAAAGAGAACCCTTAGATATTTTTGTTAGATATAAATTAGATGCGCCTGGAAAATTCCAAGCTATTACAGTTAATGGTGTTACAGCTAGAAGATTTGAAAGAGGAGTACCTATTGCTGTTAGTGAATCTGAAAGAAAGATTTTAATAGATAATAGAGAAGGTACACAGATCTTTGAAGTTGTTGAAAGTGAGAATGATATTGATAGAGGTAATGCTAAAAAAGAGAAACCTCAGCAAGGTATTGTTCATGAAAAAGAAATAGCAGCTGAAGAAACTGCTAAAAAACCTTATGATCCCTCAGTGGATGTAAATAGAGATGTTACAAAAGAACAAGCTTATGGTTTAGATAGAGATGAACAAATCCCTTTATTAAAAGCTAGAGGAGTTAAGTTCAAATCTTCAGATAAGCAAAGAGATCTAGTTGTTAGGATTTTGAAATCAAATCCAGGATATAAAGCATAATGGTAGTAAACCAAAAATATTCAATCTATGGAAAGGTAAGAGATGGTGCTAGTAATTTACTTTCAGGAGTAACTGTAAGTTTACAAAATAGTTCTAATAATGAAGTTTTAACTACTGGTCATCAATATACAACTGAATCTAATGGTGAGTTTTCTATTAATGCAGAAAACTTAACAACTTCAATTACAGATGGCCAAACTTATGAAGTTATATTTACTAAAAATAATTATGAAGAACTTAGAGTTGCTGGTACATTTGTTTTATCCGGCGGCGGCGATGAAATTATAATTGATCTAATGAGAGAAGGAACTAAGACTCATAAATTTACTCAAGATCATGAATTTGCTCAAAAGAAAGTTACATTTGAAGTTTGGGCTAATGATAAAGCTTCTGTTGGAACTGCAGCTGTAATAGAATCCGGAGGATCAGGTAGAGGAAGAGGAGTTCATAAGAAACTAGCTTTCCCGGGAATAGATTTACTTCCAGGACAAGTTGCTTATATTACTTCACTAAATCATTTAGTTAGAACAACTGGAAAAGTAAATTCAGTATCTGTTGCAAAATGTTCTGGAGTTAAAGGAACTGGAACTGAAGTTGTAGTAAGTCCACAAAATCATTATGTTAATGCAGCTATTGTGGAAGCTAAACCTCAATCAATAAAATTTGATAAACCAATTAGAATTGAATATAATGCAGAGTCTGCTAAATCAGTAGGTATGCAAGTAGTTGGAACTGATGCAAATACTAAAATAGATGTAGCGATGGAAGGCTATATATTGGAGGAATAGAATGGATAAAATAGCACAAACTAAATTAATATTTTCAGGTTTACTAATAGTATTCTTAACATCATTATTTGTAATGGCAGCAGGCCAAACTAACGATATACCAACTGCAACAATATCTACTCCAGCAGTATTATCAACTGTAGAACATAGTTTTGGACATATCAATGTAACAATAGATTCTACAATTCCTTCAGGGGATTCAGATGTTTCATTAAGAAATGCTACTTTGTGGTTAAACATAACTCCAAGCATAAACCATACATGGTTTGTTAGTTCGGATTATTCAAAATATCCAGATAATTTTTCTATAAAAAATGTAACTTATACATTAAATCAAACAACAACATTTACTGGACTTTCAAATCAAACACACTTTAATTATCCTATTATAATACCTGATGGTTATTATATGAACTGGCAAGTTTTAGTTTGTAACAATGTAACTGGACTTCCTGCAGATCAAGGAAATTGCACCTGGTCCACAAACACTTCTCTAGTAATGGATAGATATGATTTTGATACTACTGCTCCAGGAGGAGCAATAACTTTTCCTACAAACGCATCTGTTGTTCATAACCTATCTGATTTTAGGATAAACTTTTCAGCAACTGATAATAACTTTTTTAAGAGTGAAAACTTATACTTAAACTATTCAACAGTATTTTACCCTGAAGCTTGTAATGTTACAAACTCTGTTCTTAATGCTACACAAAATAATACTGGAGCTGTAAGTCCTTTTGAATCTAACACTTTGAATACTACTCTAACAGGAAACTTTTCTACTTTTGGACCACTAACAGATGGATTTTATTGTGCTTGGTTACATAATGTAGATTATAGTGAGAATGAATATAATTCAACTCCTATATATTGGGAAGTAGATAACACTCCAGGATGGACTATGGATTTAATAAATACAACTCTAGATCAAACATGTTCAATTAAAGAATTTAAATTTAATGTTAGTGAACCTTCAAATATAAGTATTTATTATGGAACTGGAATAAATAGTTCTGCATGGTCAGGATATGTTTCAGACACTGCATTTACAAATGGATCTAGAACAATAAACTTAACTAGATTATTAAGTCATGAAACTTATTATTATAATATAACAATCTGTGATGAAAGTAGTAATTGTAATTTAACTGCACATCTAGTTGCAAATTATTTCTTAAAAGAATATTCAGCTTGCGCAGGATGGAATGCTTATGGATTATTAGGTAATGCAACTAAGTTAAAAGATATTGCTAATAATGTTTCAGAGTCAACTGCTGTAAGTTATTGGAATAGAAGCGATCAAGCATGGGTTAACTATGTTGTAGGAACTTCCACTAATGATAATTTTACTACTGTAAGAGGAGATGCTGTATTTGTTTTAACAGAAAATAATTCTGTAGTAACTCAAAATTCAAACTTTATGCACTCATCTTATACAGAAGCTGGAAACTGGTCAGTTAATATGTCAGGATCAGCTAGTGGTTCAGATGGAAATTGGACTTTTGTAGGATTACTTCAAGACTGGACTCTTGGGAATATAACTGCAAATACTGAACTTGAAGATAATATAACTGTAGTATCTCATTACAATAATTCAGCATTTGGTTATTTAGATCATATTTGGGGCTATTCAATAAACAATGATACAGAATTAGAAGCAGCAGATACTCTTTGGTTATGGACCCCAACACCAACACACTTATTGTGGTATAGAAATATTACAGTAGATGTAGCATAAGGAGGCTTGAGAATGAGCTATAAAAAAGAAACAAGTATAATACTAAGATTTTTAATTGTTCTAACTTTATTAACTGGAAGTGTAGCAGGTGCATCAGTTCCTTATCCAATATTTGGTAAGATAACTTTGAATGAAGCACCTGCACATGGTATGCAAATACAAATAGAAAACTTAAGAACCTCTGAAGTTTTAATTATATTTACAGCAGGTGGTGAGTTTGTTAATGATTTATCAAACTTTGAAATACCTACAAGATCAGATGATGATTATGAAATAAGATATTGTGTTGATGATTCAAGATGTGATCAAGAAACTTTAATGTTTACAACTTCTGGATATAAAAAAGATTTGAGTAGAGATATAACATATTCTCCTGGAGGACTTTCAACTCCTTATGCAGTTTATGGTAGAATTAATCTTAATGGCAATCCAGTTCAAGATGTTAATATTGTTTTAGAAAATTTAGATAAAACTTATTCTAAGAATTTAGAAACAAATAACTTAGGAGAGTATTCTTATGATGTTGCTAACTGGGGAGTTTATGATATTGGAGATAGAATAAGATTAAATTATGGAAGCTATGAAACTTCATTTACAATTCTATCTTTCTCAGAACCAGGACACGAATTAAATTTAGATATTACTACATCAACTCCTCCAACAGATCCAGGGGATAATGAAAAAGATAATGATTGGATAGAAGAAGATGGATTTGATGATACAATAGAAGATGAAGAGCCTGATGTTATTGATCCTGAACCAACACCTGAACCAACTCCTAATCCTATCCCTGAGCCTAATCCTGAGCCAATTAAAGGGGGTTTATGGCTGATTTTTGTAGTAATAGTATTAATTGTTATAGGTGGAGGATATGTGCTTTATAAGAAGTACAAGAAATAATAATGGCTGATGGAGATAATGCTGCAAGTTATGATGATGTAAGACAAATTAACAAGTTAAATAGTTCTCAAGTTTCTGATGATGTTTTAGATCAACACCTAGACCAAGCAGAAACAGAAGTTGAAAGTTTAGCTTATAGTTCTTTTGAAAAAGATTCTACTCCGGTGTTCACAGATAAATTATTTAATACTAGAGATTTAATGGTTGGAAGATATGGTTATATAATTTATTTAGATCAACATGATTTAGGTGAATTAAAAACAATAACTGCAATAAGTTATAGAAGTTCTGAAAGCAGTTCTTTTGAAGATTTAGATGTAGGACAAAATGAAGATTATGTTATAGATCTAAAAGTTAGCGGATTAAAATTTAATTATAATCTATCATCTGATGGAAACCAAAACTTAAAAATTAGTGGGACCTATGGTTATAAATATGAAGACTTACCAAAGAAATGGAAATACTTAGTTGCATTAGTTGCAGCACTTCAAGGAGTTTGTTATTCTTCCGGGGGATCATATAATTCAGTTGATTCACATAATGTTGGAAATATTACAATCAACAAAGGACAATATTCACAGAATTTAAAAGCAGAGTATAATAATATTGTAAATAAAATTGAGAGCCACATGAAGGCTCATGGTATCAAAGCTGAGAGAACTCAGGTTGATATAATATAAAAAGGAGGCGAGAATGCCAGGAATTCCATGCGTTGTTGGATTCCATGTTTATACTTTTGGAACAACAACACCAATAGAAAGTGTAAAGGTAGGAGTTAGAAATCTAACTACAAATGAGTTTAGAGATTCTGATGATACTAATTTTGAAGATTTGTTAACTAATCCCGCAGGAGAAGGCCAATTTAATGCAGCTAACTTTACTGAAGAATATTCTTATGGTGATGAAATTGAAATAACTTTAAATCATAATGGTTTATTAGATAAAATATTTATTACATTAAGAGCAGGATTAATTGATGGAATTGTTTTAACTCCTTGTCCTAGAGAAGTTTATGATGTTGAAAGAAGTATTGATGATATAGGATCTGTAATAACAATAACAAATGAATCAAGAACTCTTTCTGATGATTATGGATCTCCTGAAACAGAAACACTAACTGCACATCCTAATTGTGATAATACTTATGCTTCAATTCAGCCTGAAGATGAATCTATTGATCTAGAAGAACAAGGTGAAGTTGAATCCGGAAGAGCTAATGGATTTTTTAAAGTCAGATATAATATTGAAAAGGATGATAAGATTACTGTGCATGGTGCTAGTTGGAGAGTTCAAAACAAACCGATAACTTATTACTATAAAAATACTAAACATCATCAAGAAGCGGAGCTGGTGAAATTATGATACATGCAAATTTAGAAGAAAAGCTAGAAGCTCATATACCTAATAATCAAAGAATCAAGATAATAGACAATCACTTAAGATGGCTTATAAGCGAAGTTTTATCTGAGGGTGATGATGTGGTATGGTTAGCTGAGAAAACAGGCGATTACATAGCTCATTTTAGGCATAAAAGAGAGTATAGGCTAGGGGTTTCTGTGTATAATCTAATACTAAATAAGCTATTAAGTTCTTGGAGATTAAAGGATTTTAATTATATGGAAGGAATGGAGATGGAGGGTTTTAATGAGTATTGAAAATATAGTAGAAGTTACTTTCAGAGCAGGACTCCCCTTTACTGCAGATGGAAAACCTTATGAGATTCCAGATGGAGAACACTATATTGTGCCTTCTGAAACAATGAAATTATTAGTAGAAGCAAGAGAAGATAATCCTGATATATTAGAGTTTGAAATGTCAGATGAATTAAAAGAAAAGTTTCCTTACAAAGTAACTATGGCAGAAAGAGATTATTATCAAAGTGGAAAAATGGTTTTAATTGATGGAAAAATATTAAACCTAAGATACCAAACTCTTGCTATGGATTTAGAACAAGCAGAGGAGGAAGATAGACCATGACTGTTAAAGTTCATATCAATTTGATTGGATTGAAATTAGTAGAACCTAGAGTAAAGATTGCAGTAAAGAAAGGACTTAGTAAATCCGGAAAAATGATTGAAAGAGATGCAAGGATATTTGCACCAAGAAAAACTGGATTATTGAAAGCTTCTATTTATTCAACTCAAAGAGGATTCAAAGTAACAATAGGATCACCATTAAATTATGCAGGTTATATGGAAATGCCAGGTAATGTTAGAAGAGAAGGAAGAAGGCCATACTTTGAACCTGCTCTAAATAAAAATCTTCCTTTGATTGCTAAGGTAATTGTAAATGAAATAAAGAAGGTGCTTAGATAATGCCAGGAATTCCTCACACAATAGCAGGAAAGATTACTGATGAAGATGGTAATGCAATTGTTGGTGCTAAAGTTTATATCTATGATAAAACTTTAAAAGAATGTAAGAATTACTCTGATACAAATTTTAATGATCTAACTACAAATGCTTTAGGAGAATACTCAGGTAACTTAGCAAACTTTGATGGAGATTATTCTCAGGAAGATATAATTTGGGTAAGTGCTTATTATGAAAATAAAGCTATGAATGGTAGGGCAGTTGTTTCTGGAGGAATTAATGAAGTTGATTTAACAATTAAAGATTTAGAACCTGGAGTAGCAATTCAATATTTAATTCAAGCTTATGTAACTGATCCTAATACAACTAGAAATAATATGTCTAGTAATGTTGTTAAGCCTAATTATAATAGATCCAAATTAACTAAAGATAATTATCCAAGAATTAGTATTAAAGATATTGATGAAGATTCAGAATCTGCAAGTATAGATAATAATCAAGCAGAGGAAAGAACTCATACTATTAAAATTACAGTTCATTGTTGGGCTAAACCAAGTGATGCTCAAGTGTTCACAATTAATGGCGCAGGGCATGGAGGCGCAAAACTTAGAGATTATTTTGCTAGGAAAGTTTCTGAAGCAATTAGGAAACAATTTTATATAAAGCCATCCTATGATAAAGATGGAGTTGTTCAGAAGTTTTATGATTATAATAAAATCAGAATGGAATCAGAAGATTTTGAGGAAGTTACTGCTGAAGGAATTATCAAAAAAGTTATTGATATTCAATTTAAAAGTATAGCACAAACATAATTTACCACGCAAACTTGATGGAGGTGATGTTGATGGTAGAAGAAGAAAGAAAGATGATATACAATGGGCCTCCTCACAAGGTTCTTGTTATCTATCCTAAAGGAGGATCTAAATCATTTGATGTAAATGATGGAGATATTTTTAAAGTAACAGAAGTTGAAGCTGCAGAGCTTTTGAAACGTAGTAAAAACCCTAGATATAAAGGTAGAGATTTTAAGATTTTTAAAGAGGAAAAGACTAACACTAAAGTTAAAAAATCCTCAGGGAATGGTGAATAAAAATGGCGGATATAGTAATGTTTAGACACGATGAAGGTTTATTTCAATTTGGTTATCAAGGAAATTCTATTGATAAAACTGCCTGCCAAACAGCAGTATCATGCACCGAAACTCTAGCTTTCATTCAAAGTTTATCTATGGCTGTAAATGAAAATATAACTAGAAACAAATTTATTGGAGATGGTCCAGGAAGAAATTCATCTACTGATCTTAAAGGAAATCATGATGCAACTGCTAACATGAGTTTTTGGTTATCCAAAGACATGAGTCAAACAGATGCTCAAGAAGGATATTTATTGAAAGCTCCTATTGATGGCGGAGATACAGATACAGATAATGTTTATTCAATTCCAGATACTGCAAATGAGTATGGATCTGATGATCTAAAAGTTCTAACTATTGAAGCAGGAATGAACAAAGCAGGAGCTTTAATACCTATTCAATTAATTGGTTGTATTGTAAACCAAATGACTTTTCACGCAGAAGATTCTCAAAATTGTTTATGGACCTACGACATGATGGCTATTGAAGCTAAGTCTATGAGTACAACTGGATTCTCTGTAGGATCTGCAAAATCAACTGAGAAACCATTCAACTGGGGAGATGTTCAGGTATCTTATGATGCTGTGGCTGGAACAACTACAATGGATGGAATT